GCCGTCGAAGTGGTCGTCTTCCTTTTCTTTTCTTCTTCCATTGCTTCGCCCTCTCAAAACATTTCTTCTTTTTCGATATATTCCTTCAGTTCCGCTTCGGTTTCGCAAATGTCCTTTGACACTTGAAAATTCACCGACAGCGCGCCCGATTTCAAAACGACCGACCAATGCTTCGACCGCTCCGAAACTTCGTACATTTTGCCGTTTTTCTCAATAATCATCGTTCTTTCCTTTCTGCGGGGCTGTCGCCCCCGCTCGTTTTTATTGAAACAATTTGCCCGTTCGGATTGCTTCGCGCATATTGAACGAACCACCGATCATTGCGTACGGCTTGCCGTCCACAAAAAGCGTCATATTTTCAATGTATGCGCGATCGGTAACAATTCGGCGCGTAATTTTTCCGTTTTTGTCGTAAAGAAATTTCATTTTCAAGTTCCTTTCTTTTGCCGGGGTAATTGACAAACCCCGTTTTTTGTGATATAATAGGACTTACGGGCGGGGCTTTCGCCCCGACCCTGCCTTGAAAGCGTTACTTGCTTTCTTTGGTTGCCTTGCTCGGCTTCTGCTTTTTGACGGTGATTGTAACCTTTATGCTTTCCACGGCTTCGTTATTTTCAACCGCCTTTGCGATGTCTTGCAAGGCTTTTACTATGTCCTTCGTGCTTTCCATTTTCTCACCTCCTTTCTGTATATATTATAACATACTTCTATCAGTATGTCAAGGGGTTTTTGAAAAAAAGTTGAAAAAAATTTCAAAAAAATTTGCCGGGGCGGCGCGGCCTCGGCAATCCTGTTTTTTATTCAAGCCCCAACAGCCAAAGAGGGGACACCCGCAAGCATTTAGCAAGCACAATAATTTCGTAATCGGTAACAAAGCGCGTCCCGATTTCAATTCGGCTTATGCAATCGCGTTCCAATATAACGCCTTCAATCTGTAACCGCGCCGCCAAGTCGGATTGCGAAATGCGTTGTTTCTGTCGCGCTTCCCGCACGCGATCGCCGCAAATATTCTTTTTGCCGTTATAGTCGTAAATTTTCATTATAGCATTTCACCCCCGCTTATATTATAAACTTTGTGTTAATGTTCGGAAATATTCTTGACTTTACCACAAAAACGCGATATAATTGTGTTAAAGATAAGAAATGCGAAAAAATGAAACAGTTTTTTCACAAAATAGGAGGAATTATGAAGAAAAAATCAAAAAAATTCATCGTCGGCGCGGTTCTGTGCGTCGTGGGCATTATCGGGCTTTTGGGTCTGTTTTCCGATACAGGCGACAAAGGGTTGCTTGCTGTTGGTAGTATAGCGTTGATCGCCGCGGGGGCTGTGCTTTTGTTTCTCGATAAGAAGAACGGCGGCAAGGAAGCACCTTCGGCCGAAACCAAAGCCGATATATACGCGCAAGCCGAAGCGGCGCGAAAGAATAACGAATATTTTTCATTCCGCGTCGCGGGCGTTACTTATAATAACGGACGCAAAAGCCGTCAAGCGATTTTGCGGAAAATCAAATGGGGCGACGAACCCTTCGGCGAATTCGTGCAATGGACGGTCGAAAAATACGACTTTGAGGGAAGCCCCGCTGTCGGCGTTTACGCCAACGGCGAACAAGTCGGCAATGTCCCAAAAGATAAATTGCCCCACGTTCTCGATTGTTGGGACAGAATAAAAAGCGTTTACCACGCCGAAGTGTACGGCGGCGGGACGGACGACAGCGGAAGCCCAATGAACTTCGGGTGCGAAATTACTCTGTGTATAGGCAAAGACGAATAAAAAACAAACGGCGGGAAATGCTCCCGCCGTTTGTTTTTATCTTCGATTATGTTTTCACTTTCCGTCGGGGTTGCCGCCTGTGTCGTTCGTCTTATGGACATTTACGGCCGCCGCGTCGCGGGTTGCTTCCGCGCTGTTTGTGGGCGCAATAACCGTCCCCGTTTCCTGTTTGAGGTTAATTTGGGATAAGTCTTCGCCATTCTCTGCGGCTTTCATCAACTGCTTGAAAATCTGATTTGTTCCCGTAGCCGCAAGGCCCGAAACCGCGCCCGAAATAATCGCCGCTGTCAAAGACGCTGTGCCGATGAATTCGGGAAGCACATAGAACATTCCCGCCGCAAGAAGTGCGCCAAGCGCGCACGAAATGAGGGGAAACCACTTGCCGTCGATTTTGGTTGCTTTGATCGCCGTAATTGCTACATAGCAAATAACAACGATAACGGGGATTGCTGAATAGTTCAACATTTCTTTTTCCTCTTTTCTTTTTTGATTTTTTATAATGTGCCTTTCGGCATATTACCGCTTTTTGGTTCTTCCGTCGGCAGGGCCATAACTTCGTTATAAAGGCCCGTTGCGACATCGTTTCCGTGCAATGCGTGATATGCCGCATATTCCCGTCTTAACGCTTCTTTTGCGTATAGCGGGCAATATCTGCGGTCAATCCACTTTTCATATTGCCGTATGATCTCGGCACGGAGGAGGCATTGCACGCCGTTTTCCACCGCTTTTTCGCGCTTGTGTTCCTTTTTCCACAGCGCGATCAAAGTTCCCGCAAGGGAAACAAGCGCGCCACATACAAAGGTAACAAGCCATTGTGTGAAATACTGTAACGCCATTTATTCGTCCTCCGAAGGGGGCTTCGGGAACTCTACCGAATACGGGAAGCCGGGCTGTGCGGGAATGTCGCGCAACGCCTGTCTGTACTTCGCCCACGCGCCGCCGATTGCGCTTGCAAGGCCCTTCAAGAATTCAAGCCAAGACGCAAAACTCGTTCCCGTGGACGGGGAAAGATTGATACGATCAAGGCACATTCTTTCGTCGGACGCTTTCAAGAGCGCGTCGCGTTTTGCGCGCACTTTTGCGGCAAGTTCTGCATACTCTGCGTTTTTGGCCGCCGTCAACCACGCGTCAGCGGTTTTCTTGACATTCTCCAAAAGGTTTTCGCGGAACGGAACGGGGGTTCTGTATTCGTCGTATGTATAGACGATTTCGCCGTCGCGCTCCTCCTCGATAATGTTTTCGCGGAGAACAACCTCCGCAATGCCGTTCGCGCAAATGTCAACCGCCACCGCTTCGGGCTTGATGTTGCTTTCTGTCTTCATCGCTTATTATCTCCTTTAACTTTTTGATGTTTACAAAGGGCTTTATATATCGTTCGTAATATGTGCGTGAATTGCTGTGATATATCCACCCTAAATAACTTAATATCGCCCGTGCGTCGCGCACGGTTGCTTTGCCTTTTCGATACATCTTCGAAATTCTGCGGCGTATTCGAAGCGCGTTTCTTCGGCGCAATGTTGTTCTGTCCCTGTAAAACCGAAAGCCCAAAAAGTCGATAGGACGCGAACCAACTTTGAAAACTTGCCAATTTTCCTTCAGCGTCAGCCCCAACGGCTCTATATATTCGGCGATCAATTTTCGGACTTTGTGCAACTGCTTTTTGTTAGCCCCGAATAACACCATATCGTCCATATACCGCATATAATACTTGATGTGCAGGCGTTCTTTTATGAAGTGATCCAACCCTTCAAGATAGAAATTCGCCCACCATTGCGAAGTGTAATTGCCGATCGGCAAGCCCGCTTCGTGGCTGTCGATAATTGTATCAATCAGCCAAAGCGCGTTTTCGTCTTTGATCTTCGTTCGAAACTTGCTTTTCAAAACGGAAGTGTTTATATGCGGGTAATATTTCTTAATGTCCAATTTCAAGCAATATTTTGTGTTCTTGCGGTCGCGCCGCAACCACCGTTCAATGTATCGTTTGCCGTAGTGAATACCGCGACCCGGTATGCTTCCGCAACAAAATTCGTACATACCTTTTCGCAATATCGGTTCTGTTACTTGCATTATGGCCCAATGGACGATTTGATCGGGATAAAATGCAGGGCAATAGATCGTGCGTTCCTTTTGGCTTGCGCCGTCCTTGATAACGAATTCGCGGTACGGTTTCGGCCTGTAAGTTTTTGTGATAAGCATTTCGCGCACCGCTTCGGCGGCTTGCTGTTTATGCTCCAAAATGTTATTGACAATGCGGCGGCTTTTCTTTCCGCGTGCGGCATTGTTGATTGCCCGCGATATGTTTTCAATATCGCATATTTGTTCGAATATAAATCCGACACGCTTCATTTTTCGGCCTTCTTTCTTATATCTTCAAGGCGTTCAACAAATGTTACTAACCCCGACCGTGGCGATTGATTTTTGCCAAGTGGCAAGGAATACAGCGTGCGAAAAAGTGAAAGTGTTATAAGATAGACGCGCGCGGTAGTTGATGTTCGAATTCGAAGGCGTGTTGTTGCAATTCCAATAGCAAGGCCCGTCGTTCGACCCATTGTTCCAATTGCCGCCGACACGCGCCGCGCGCTTGCACGCTGTACCCCTATATTTTTATATGTGCAGGGGGCTGACCGCCCCCAATCCCCCGTTATTTACGGTGGTAAGAAAGACGCGCGCGGCAGTAGAAGCCCGAATTCGAAGGCGCGTAGATGCAAGACCAACAGCAAGGCCCGCCGTACGACCCACTGTGCCAATAGCCGCCGACACGCGCCGCGCATACTGCGCTACGCGGATAGTAGAAATAATCGGCGTAATAGGTCGTAGAAGCCGCGCCAATTGCGGAAGGCATACGCACCCACGGGAAGCGGTCGTCTTTTCCAAGCGTCTTTGCGTAACCGTCAGTTGCGGGAATGCTAAAATTCATTTTCACATAGTCATCGGTAATGCTTCCGTTTGCGTACTTCGTAGGATCGGGTAAGAAGTACGGGTCGTATGTGTACGGACTTTCCTCCGTGCCTTCTCCCTCTCGTTTGATAAGGACATCTGCGATCGTGTCGTATGCGTTTCCGTACGGGGTTTCTTTCCCTCTGTAAACGCAATTATATTTGCCGTTCGTGTTCGATACGGGCGAACCGCTCGACGAAAGAACACCATTGCAAGAACCATTGATCCACGCAAGCGTGAAAATGATGTTTCCGACGGCAATTTTTACGGGGTCGCCGTCAAATACGACCGCCGAATTTGTGCCGTCGTATGCTTCGATCGCGGTAACA